TGCGCCTATCTGAAGATTCTAAAGGTTTGGCATTAGAGGCAGATTTAGATCCACTTAATCCTCGTTCTGCCGAACTTGCCTCAGCTCTTTCTCGTGGCGATGTCAACAAGATGTCTTTCTCCTTCAAGGTCAATGCCGGTGGCGAAACTCGCGAAGGAAATCTCCGCACTTTGACAGATGTCAAACTTTTTGAGGTATCTGTCGTCAACATGCCAGCGTATTCCTCAACCGATGTAGGTATGCGCTCAGCTGAAGAAGATGAGCAAGCCCTCGAACTTCGCAAGCGCACTATCGCTCTAGCCCTGGAAGTCGCGCGCGCTCGTAATTAAATTTCCGACTTCTCATAAGTCGGTAATCCCTGACGCTTTATGCCTCGGCGATAAGAAAACAAAACACTATCGAAAGGAACAACCATGTCAGTTCTTGACAATTTGGTTGAGTCTCGAAGTGCTTTAATCGCCGAAGCAGATGCACTTGTTGCAACTGGTACCGCTGAAGCACTCGATTCTGCAACCGCAAAGTTAACCGAGGCTCGTTCATTCGACTCTCGGATCGAAACCGCCAAAGAGGTAGAAGCCCGCAAGGCTGAAATCACTGAGTCTCGCAAAGAGGCTGGCGTAGTTGCATTTGGTGGCGCAGTAATCACCAAAGAAACTCGTACTTATGACCGCGACCTTCGCAACTCTTGGTCAAAAGACCAAATGCTTGCCTATGTCCGCAACGACTCTGAAGCACGTTCACGTCTTGCACGTCACGCACAAGAGGCAGATGTTGAGTCTCGTGCTGGTGGTAACACAACTGCTACATCAGGTGGAGAATTTGCACCACCTGCTTACTTGCTTGCCGACTACGCAGCCTACGCACGTGCGATGTCCGTCACTGCAAACCTCTTGACCAATTTGAGCGTTCCTGACGGGACTCCTACGGTGAAGATCCCTCAAATCACCACCGGTACTTTGACGGCTCTTCAAGCAGGTAACAACGTTGCCGCAACAACTCGCGACGTCGTCACCGCGTATGTCACGTCAAATGTTGAGACCGCAGCCGGTTACAACGATGTATCTATTCAGCTTCTTGAGCAATCACCAGTCAACATGGACCAAATTCTGTTCAGTGATCTTGCTAAGGACTTGGCTCTGCGTATCAACACTCAAGTCACTTCTAACAACGCTGGAACTTCCAATACACTTCTTGGTTTTAACTACCAAGGTGTGAATAACGGAACTGCTATCACATGGACTGAAACAACTCCATCTGCAACCAACTTCGCTATCGCAATGGGCAAGGCTCTTTCGGGTATCGCTATCAACCGCTACGATTCCGCTGAAGCCATCGTCATGCACCCTTCCATCTGGTACTACATGAGTTCGCTCGTAGATACCAATGGTCGTCCATTGTTCGCAACTCCGAACACGGCATGGAATCCAATGCTTGTTGGTGACAATGTTGGCAAAGCCGCTGGTCTCGTCGGTACCTATGGGGGAATCCCTGTTTACACCGATGCGACAATCGCAACCACGACTTCTTCACAGAAGGCCATCTTGGTCGCGAAGTTCTCCGACTCCTACCTGTTCAAGGGATCTGAGAAGGCAGGCATCTTCCCAGATGTCGGTTCCTCAACCTTGACGGTTCGTTTCCGCTTGTACCAGTATGTTGCTCTTGCACACCGTTTCGCCAAGTCATCGGCTGTCATCAGCGGAACTGGAACGGCTGTTCAATCTGGCTTCTAATAGCCCTTGAAGTACGCCTCATACGCCTACTTCACAAGATATGGGAAGGCCCTCAGCAATGGGGGCTTTCTCCCTTTCCATCACGAAAGGCACCAATGGATAAAAACCTCGTTAACTTCATCGCAGGGCTGAAAGCAGCCGAACATATTTGGTCAGCCAGTCATGACATCGACAATCTTCGCGCTCTTATTACCGAATATGAGAAAGATTTAATCCATACGGCCGCGCTTGTACCTAATGCAGAGGTGCGATAGATGCGGATGAGAGATCGCGTTGCTATCGGCATGGTCACCAACGGATCCATTGACGCCGATTTGGTCATTGACCTTCTTGCGATCTCGCGGATGCGCGAGACAAAATTTGATTCTTTTATTCAGGTCGGAAACATCGGTACCACTACACGCTCACGAAATATTGTGTGCGCGAACTTTTTAGATACCACTGATTGCGAGTGGCTGTTCTTTATTGACTCCGACGAGCGACTTCCTTTAGCGACTTGGAACAAATTGCTTGACACAGCTCATGATAAAGAGCGACCTATTGTCTCCGGTCTTGTCTTTGCGGCTTTCTTTGACCTTGAGGACAATCTGCAACCAACGCCGACAATTTACCTCGACAATAAAGAAGGCAAATTAACCTCTTTTCACCATTACCCGATTGACACGGTTGTGGAAGTTGCCGCATGTGGAACTGGTGCGCTACTGATTCACCGAAGCGTTATCCAAGCCATGCGCGATAGAGCACCCGAACATCAGGGCAAAGACTGGTGCTTCTTCATTGAAGGCTCTTTTAACGGCAAGGATTACTTCGGCGAGGACTTGCTCTTCTGTCGGCGCGCCACTTCACTCGGATTTCCCATTCATGCTCACACAGGGGCGATCCTCAAGCACCGTAAAACTTTCATGCTTGATGAGCGCCACCATGCGCCAATTCGTGAACACTCCCTATCTCTCCTAGCAGAACAACAAAGCGCGTCCTCGGTACCCCTGGCTGAGGATGCGCCCTCTATTTAGAAGGTGAGTGCGAATGAGCAATTCAGTCTATCCATCCAGCGTTGACTCCTTCGCAAATCCTGGCGCATCCACTTTGCAAGATGATGGCGTCTACGATCACGATGTCCAGCACAGTAATGTCAATGATGCCGTCAATGCGATTGAAACTGAGTTGGGAACCAACCCCAAAGGTTCTTACTCTAATGTGAAAGATCGTCTTGTCGCTATCGAAGCCAAGATTCCTAACACTCTCACCGTCGGCACTGTCGGCGCTGGAAGTGCAGCCGTCAGTATTACCGGCACTGCACCCAACCAAGTCGTCAACTTCACGTTACAAACTGGCGCACAAGGCGCTCAAGGTCCGCAAGGTTCTGTCGGTCCGCAAGGTTCTGTCGGTCCGCAAGGTTCTGTCGGTTCTCAAGGTTCTCAAGGTTCACAGGGTCCTCAAGGCTCTCAAGGTGCTTCCAATACGATTTCGATTGGCACTGTCACTTCCAATCCCACAGCCTCGGCAACGATGACAGGTTCATCACCGACACAGACTCTCAACCTTGTTCTACCGACTTCACCGTTGTATTTGATCTATCTCGCCAACACTTACGTCTAGGAGAATCTAATGGCCGCTGCACCTTCCTTTGTTTCCACACCTCGTCTGACTGGCGTCAATGTCTCCTCTGCTGTAACTGCCTTCGATGGCACTGGGTCGATTACCTCACTCATCACAGGCGTTGCCGCTGGCACTCGCGTTCTGGAAATTGACACCCAATGCGCTGCCACTTCGGCGGCTGCTTTGGTCAACATCTTCATCTCATCCGATAGTGGTTCGACATGGAAACTCTTTGATGAAATCACCATCACCGCAGCTACAGGTTCGACAACGGTGAAACAAAATCGCAACTCGGCAACCTATGCCAACCTCATCCTTCCTGGCACGACCTACCAACTCGGCGTGACAACGACAGTGGCGCAATCGACCAACGTCTTTTGCCTCGCCGCTGACTTGACCTAATTCCGAACAACATCGAAGGGAGCTTGTGATGGCAGGACACGTCGTAGGTCGCGGATTGCCGACACAACGCGCATCGTTCTATCCACCACTCCCATCGGCAACAATCGGCGCTGGTATCCAAGACTTGCCGCACTCTCGAATGAGAGCGATGGGAACCTTTGCCGGCGACATCCTCAAAGATGCCGTCTTTTACATCTCAGCCGATGACCACCAAGCATCAGGAAGCAACCCCAAAACTATCCGCAATCTCGGCGTAGCAGGTTCAGACCTCGATTGCCGTTCAGGCTCGACCTCAGCTCCCGACTCCAACGACCCGAAATTCCTCGACTATCAGGGAACGCCGTATGTGTATTTGCCTGGTGGGGCGAATAATTATCTTAGCGTTCCTTACATTGCCTCCTTCCAAGTCACCAACCTCGATGTGGATGCCTGTATCGCTCTCGATTCGTGGACTCCAGCCTCGGCACCAACCATTTCCACTTCCTCTAATGGCTCACCTAACCGCCGATGGAGTTTCTCTGTCGGCACAGATGGAAAACTCAACATCATTTACTCCACCGATGGAACGGCACTCACCACTCGAACATCCACCGTTGCCACAGGCTTAGGGGCAGGTGAGAAGAAATGGATTCGCGCAACACTTCTTGCTGACAACGGTTCCACACAAAATGTTGCCAAGTTCTATTTGAGTGACGATGGGGTGACGTGGACTCAACTGGGAAGCACTGTCACTTCTGCTGGTGTGGCAACTGTCTACAAATCCACCTCTGCGCCATTTTCCGTCGATGTTGCTTCGGGAACGATGGCTGGCAAGGTCTTTCGCGCTCGTTGGCGTGATGCGATTGATGGCAACCTTCTTGTTGATGTGGATTGTTCCTACCTCACCTCTGGCTCTGCCACTTCCTTCGTAGAGAAATCCTCGAACGCAGCGACCGTGACCATAAACCGTTCGACTTCGGGGCGGAAGTCGGTGGCGGTTGTAGCGCCGTTGTGGTTGTTGGGTACGGATGACTGGCTTGAAACGAGAGATCATCCTGCGTTGAACTTCTATGGGAACGACTCTTTCACAATGATGGCAGTCGTTCGTATTTGGGCAACAGCAGTCTCGTTTGGTCGCATAGTTACAAAGGGTCGCGCTGGTTCGGAAATTGGTTATATTCTGGAATCTTCAAACACTTCCCTCTTGCCCAGATTCGACACAAGAGATAGCAACGGAAACAACCCAATATCCAACTCGCTCTCTGCTCAATCCTCTGGGGCGTTGATGACATGGGCTGGAATCCGTGATGTGAACTCCAAATCTATCTACACGCAAAACAACACCACTCGTTCTGCTCGTGTTGCTGATACTTCGACCCATGTCAATACTCCGGTGGCGCTGACCATTGGCGCTGGTCGTGACCTTACGGCGCAGACTGGCTCCTTTCAAGACATGGAACTAATGTCAGTTGCCATCTTCCGCCGCGCTCTTTCATCATCAGAAATCGCAACCTTGAATACATATATGACAGGGAAGTGGCTCTAATGGGAACTCTGACATCTGCTTTCGACTTTACTGGCAAGGAAATCAACGGTTTGACTCTCGGCTCTCCAGTCATCATTGGCGACCTCTACGCCTGGTCTGATGGGGCGTTGGCGGATGGAAGTGTGGATGAACAAGGCACCATCACTTTCGCTGATCCAACGACCTAGACGCTAGCTAACAAACAACTTCAACGCCGAAAGGTGTATTCGCCATGGCCCAAACACCTTACCGAGTAACTGCTCCGTATCGTCTCAATCTTCGGTATGACGGCACCGCCGCTAGGGGAGTGATGGACCCGACAGTGAAAGTACCGACACAAATATCAAAGAACCAACGAGATTCTAGTTTCACCTCTGTCACCGCGAATCCTCGAACAGCTGCAACTATCGCAAGGAGAGAACGCACATGATTTATGACCTTGGCGATATTGCTCCACTAGGGATACAGATCAAGAACTCTTCCGGCACTCTGGAAAACGCCACCAGCGTCGTCTGTACCGTTTACAAACCAGATGGCACATCTTCATCAGGAAGTGTCACCAATCCTTCTGCTGGACTCTACAACTGCGACTACACGCCAACTCTGGTCGGTCGTTATGTCGTCAAATGGACCGCGACAGGTACTAACGCGAGTGCATACGCCGACGAGTTCACGGTACGAGATATTGCCAATGTCAGTGTGGTGTCGTTGGATGAGGTCAAAGCGCACCTGAACATTCCCAGCACGGTGACTACCGATGACGAGGAACTTCGCCGCTTTATTGACGCAGCAACGGATCTCGTCGAAGGTGACACAGGTGTTGTCTTAGGTCGAAAAACAATCACGAGTGAAAAGCACTCAGGAACCAACTCTGACCATTTTCGAGTCCGTAAGCCCTATATTCTCTCTGTCACTAGCCTCACCGAGAACGGCGTGAGTCTGACTCAAGATACTGACTATGTAGTCGATCCAACAGGACAGCGCATCTATCGCATCGCTACTAATGGTTTGTTCTCCAAT